TTCATATCGATCTCAGGAATGTTCTTTGTTGTTTGTCTCAACGACTCTTCAAGTTTTGCGATATCCGACTTGCATTGATCGATCTCGGAAAACTTTTTCGTTGTTTGTTTGAGAGTTGCGATATCCGACTTGCATTGGTCGATCTCGGAAAATTTCTTCATATCGATCTCAGGAATTTTCTTTGTTGTTTGTCTCAACGACTCTTCAAGTTTTGCGATATCGGTCTTGATCTCTTCCGTAAGACGAACATTTTTTGCATATTCTTCATGTGTTTGGATTTCAGAAATTTGGTTGACTTTATTCAATATATTGCTGATGATTGTTTCAATGATGTCCACTCTGGAACTCAGACATCCGACGTTATTTTCGACCCTGAACATTTATTACCTGGGGTTTTGAAAAATATATCTGATCGATTGTGGATTCTTTTAACCATTTTTCAATTCCAAAAAAATGAAATTTCTGAAAAAAATTCCTTAAATAAATAAATACCATGTTGTTAATTCTTGTCGGAATTTTATTAATTATACTATTATTAATGGTCAAAAGATCCATGATAAAAAATCTTTGGATGAGTGGATCTTTTTATCCACAAATAAAATTGGCTTCTGAAAGAACCAATTTTAAACCGTTCGAGTACCCACAGTGCTATGAAAAATGGGATGTTCATGAACACGCACATTGGTCGTTCAAAGAGCTCAATATGCAAGATGACGTAAATGATTGGATAAACAAACTCAACGAGTCGGAGAAGACATTTTTAATTCAGATATTGAGATATTTCACTCAAGGAGACGTTGATGTTGCCGCCGGTTATGTGGACTATCTCCAAATTTTCAAACAACCAGAAGTTAGAATGATGTTGTTTGGCTTTGGGGCTCGAGAAGCCATGCATATTGCCAGTTACTCCCATCTGATTACAACTCTGAATTTACCCGATGTCACCTATCAAGAGTTTATGCAGTTCAAGGCCATGAAGGACAAACACGAGTTTGTTTTCAATAAGAGATTTAGGTCAAATCCAATCACAAGATTTTTCAAATTTTTATTATTTGGATACGACGAGAAACTTGAAGAAATTGCAACAAAAGTCGCTTTATTTTCGGCTTTTATAGAGGGAGTACAGCTATTTTCTTCGTTCATCATGTTATTAAATTTTACTAGGCACGGTCTTATGAAGAAAATGGGCCAAATAATTCAATGGTCAATAGCGGATGAAACCCACCATACAAACTCAATGATGCAATTGTATTGCACACTTGTTGATGAGAACAAAGATTATATTCGGTTAGACGTGCTCAAAGACAGGGTTTACTGGACTGCCAACCGAATAGTTGAGTTAGAAGACAGTTTTATCGATTTGGCATTTAAGTTTGGGGACATGCGTGACCTTACAAAAGAAGATGTCAAGAACTACATAAGATATATCACAGATAGACGACTAACTACCATGGGATATCAGGGAATTTACAAGGTTAAAGAAAATCCTTTGGATTGGGTCGAAGACATCCTTAATGCCCCCACTCATACAAACTTTTTCGAAAACAAGCCAACCGAGTATGCTAAAGCTAGTCTAACTGGTGATTGGCCTTGGTAATTTTCTGAAGACAACTCAAATCATGATAAAAAATATTTTTTAATTTTTAATAGTCATTTAGACCATTAAAAATCCACTTTTTGAAAACGACCAAATATTTTTTTGAGAGCAAGGGTCAAACCTAGGAAAAATTTCAAGTTTTCATTTTTATGGTTAAAAGAAGCATAAAGTTAGCTAGTGGGTAGTAACCCCTTTTTCAAATTTAATGGCTATTTTGATCTATAAAATTTCTAATTTTCAAAAAGTGGATTCTGAAAAATGGTAAAAACAGTATTCTCTTTTATAAAGTTATATAAACCATAACTTTTTCTATTTTTAAAAAATGAATTTTTTCTTGAAAAAAATTGTTAAATAAATACAATGGAATCCAAATGTTTATGTAGTAAATGGACCAGAATTATTTATAACGATTCATTCTTTAAAAGAAGCATGTTTTATATCGGTAGAATGTTGTTCACGACGTGCTTACTTCCAGTCACTATTCCAGGCGCACTTATTGAAGGTTACTTCTTCCCAGAAAAATCAGAGATATTTAGAAGGTTGGCGTTGTGTTGTGGCATATCATGGTTGGGTTTAATCACAATTATTCCTTTTATTATGGCAATGTCTGATGCACCATTAAAATGTTTCAAATGCAAAAATTATTGTTAAAATTTTCTGAAGACAACTCAAATCATGATAAAAAATATTTTTTAATTTTTTATAGTCATTTAGACCATTAAAAATCCACTTTTTGAAAACGACCAAATATTTTTTTGAGAGCAAGGGTCAACCTAGGAAAAATTTCAAGTTTTCATTTTTATGGTTAAAAGAAGCATAAAGTTAGCTAGTGGGTAGTAACCCCTTTTTCAAATTTAATGGCTATTTTGATCATAAAAGTAATTAGTCATCCAATTGTTTCAAATAATAATTTGTCATACGATCCCACCAGTAAATTTTCCACTCTGGAATAAAATCATAAGTGTTAGGGTCAATCTTCTTCATTATTCCAGAAAATTTTCCAATTTGACTCATAAAATGGATGATTCTCTGGGTTTTGAATATAGAACTGTTTAAGATCTTCTATAGTTTGAATATTTTTTTTCAACATTTGTTGGGGATGTTTAGCCATATTTATTAACTCTCGAAAATTGAATTCTTTCAGCTAAAAATAACCATAAAATAAAAAATGAACAAATTGGATAGAATGCTGCATGTCATTGATAAAATACTTGACAATGATGAATATGGTGAAATTGACATCATCAAAGCTTTTAAGCTAGAATTGACCTACATACGCCATCAACAACCATAAAAAACTTTTTAGCTTTAACAAGACTTATGAGGTTACTAACGCCTTCTCAATTGCATTTACTTCCCCAAGAGGTTCTGGATAACCTTCCAGTTGAAGTTTGGAGGAAATTAAGCTATCATTCGTCTTTGAAAGAGTCGTTCATTGTTAAAAATGTTCACAATTTTAACTTGAATATTTTGAAACAATACAGAAAAGGTGATTTTAGCCATAGATTCCACGAAAAACTTCCATGGTTCAAAACATTGAATGGTTGTTCAATATGCTTTGATAAGATGGCCTTTCAGCATAAAATGTGCAAAGATTGTTTAAAACAAGAAAACGTGGTTGAAATTGAACCTGGTGTTTGGCAATGGAGAGATCCCGTAGAATAACCCATTTGCTTGACGGGTCGACCTATCACACACAGTAAACAGTTTTTAATGGCTTTGATAGCCATTAAAAATTTATTTCATAACAAACATTTACACACGGCATAAAAGTACATTGTTCTCGTTGTTCTGGTTGAATATCGGAACAATATTTATTTGAACATTCTACAATTTTTCTGAGATAAATAAATAAAGATGGAGGCTTTAGTCGCACGCATAGTTGAAAAGGAGTCGGAGACCTTATATTTGACCTTTAATATTACAGAAGTTAAAAAGGGTCGAAAACAAGTTAATTGGAGATACAACGGTGAAATTTTGGATGAAAGTCGTTTTATGGATAGTTATCAGCATATAAAAGAAAAATTACGCAATCATTCACAGTATGATGGATGGGACCTCACTTGTGGACGAGCAGACAATGGCGCCGTAAAAGTTTTAAATGAAGGTTCATTGTTCTTCAATTGGAAAAATTCGAAAAAAGAAGGGTACGAATTGATCTTAGATTTGGTATCCAATTAAATGAGATAGAGTCCAATTGTATTGAGACAAAATCCAAGAAATAAATATTTTAATGGTTTGAATAACCATTAAAATTAAAAAATTAGGATGAAAGGGTTATTAAGATATATTAACCTTTGTAAAAGAAGCTGAGTTTGAGATCAAAGATAACCTTGGATTTATGGTGGGCTAGTATGACTGGTAAACAATACGCGCACGTGCGCGTATTGTTGTTAGAATGGATGGGTTAAATTCTATTTATTGGCATAAAAAAATAAAATTGAAATATTTTTTAAAATTGAAGTCAAAATAAAGATGAATGTCGATTCTTGACAAAGTGTCGTGAATATTTGACTATAACTATTGGTGGTTCTTTCCACCAAGTAAAATTAAACGGAACCATAGACGATCCGTATTGATATGTGTGGATCTTTAGGCCACAAAAATCCCAAAAAGGCGTTGTTAACTCATGTTAAACCTAAACATAAAAAAGAGTTATCACAACTAGTTGGGACCCAAAATGGGTCCCAACTATTAGGTTCAAATCAACCATTAAATTATCACGATGGAAAGGCAGTGTATATAAACGATTGTATAGCCTTATAATGAATAGTAACGTGCCTTTTGCAGAAGCTTTTCAAGATATGGTATACGAAACCATACTTCCATCCATCCGAAAGTATGGTTCATATCAAGTTGAATCTCAATTAACTCAAGCTATGGAACAACTAGCCATAAAAGAAAAATCAGAAGAAGATTTGAAAAGAGAAGGGGAAGAACTAAGAAACAAACTTGTAACGGCTGAACGTAAGGCTATCAGAGTCAACAAGTTTATGAAGAGAATAACCATTAAAGAAAGATGGAATGGATCTACATAGCCACAAACGATTTTTATGCGCTCGAGAGGCTGTGGAAGGTTGGTTCTACCATACGTTTAAGTAGTCGTATTGGTGGGTACCATACCGGTCGAGCTAAAGGGGTTGGAGATGGGTACTCATCTTTTTTGACCTTCGGTCAAAAAAGATTACGTAGTCCGGCTTTCGCCGGACGAAGTACTACTATGTGTTTGCCATAAAGTGTTACAACTCAAAGGATGTTGATAACCATATTCAGAAACTCTTAGCCGACTTCAAGTGGAAAGACCCTAAACAATCTGAGGAACAACAAAATAAAGATAGTTGCTTTATTTTTAATTATTTTTTTCCAAGTAATAAATGGAAACTAAAATTGTTAAAACAAGATTATCAAAAGAGAATCATGAAAAAATACTTTCTTTGTATGAAAAGGGGGTTTCAGTATCTAAAATATCTCAACAATTTAAGGTTTCTAAACCCACTATTTATACTATTCTGGAAAAGGTTCGTAAAGACCAAACAAAAAATGAATTTTTTATTGAAAATGAAGATGAAAATAAAGATATGTCTAACCTTACTATCAAAGAAAATATTAATTTTTTAGGTATCAAGATTGATACTGAAAATGGATCAAGTAACCCTAAAATACGTAAAGCTTTAGATAAAAGCTTCCAACTTCTTGATATCATGAAGTTTATTGAAGTAACCAAATTTAAGCTTAATATGACCATGTTTGATTACTTTTGGCAAGTTGTGGTTGGAAACCATAGGGTGTATCTGACCCCTATGGTTTTAAAGTGGTTTGGATATGAAGGTGAAATCAAAGAACAACGTAAAAATTTTATAAAAATGCTTCAACGTAACGATATATGCTATAATCAATTGACTGGAAATGATAAAGAAGTTGAGTTATATCCTTCTATCACAAGCGAAATTAATACAATGGCTCATTGCGATGTAGCTAAATCTAAATTTCTTATCATGGAACCTAATGATATAAAAATGGCTATTATGCAGCTTAAAACTAAGAATGGTCACATCATAAGACAGTATTATATTGATCTTGAAGAACTTCTTAAACTATATGTTGAATATACACTCTATTTTAACCATCGCGAAGCACAAAGAAAGATAACAACTTTAGAAGAATCTATGGCTAAATTAAATCTAACAATTGCCAAACAAGAAGAAGATAGAACACATGATAGAGAGGTCCTTAAAGAACAAAAACAAATCATGGCAAGACAAGAACAGTATATGCGCTCTCTCGGTATCAGTCTCGAAGAAGTCAAAGATCAGAACGAAGAGCTACTCGATAATAACAAAGGTCTCAAGAAAGAAGTAAAGAAAGTCCAGCGTAAGTTAGGTATAGCAGTCGAAGATAGAGCATCTCTTCCAGTAGACGAAGACAAACAAGAGAGATTTGTTCTTATTAAACGTAACGATGATCAAACTTTTCAATACTACACTATTAGAGGTCAACACGCCTATACGGAACGAAGAATTAAGACTCAAACTTTGTTGTTTCCCAATATGACTATTCTTCTTGACTTTAAGGCCAATCCAAACTCTAAAACTTTGTACAACCGAATTAAGGATGAATTGAGGGCTAAAAATGTTCAATTCAGTGGAAATAATTTAGATCTTGAAGAGTCCGAAGTAACCCAACAAGAATTAATAGATGAAATGAAGGTCATCAACGATCAAAAATATAAAATACTTTCAAAATAACTCTCAAATTTAAGTTCCTCCAGGTAAAAGTTAACTCAAACCATAAATCTTTCATGTCCCAAGAACATGAAAGATCAAATAATACAAATAATAAAGTAACATGGAAAATTTAACCATAGTCGCATTCTTAATTGGATTTTTTGTAACGTGGACAATTTTATCCATAAAAAAGTTGCCAAAGAAAAAAAATACAACGTATGGAATGAGTGACCACAGTTTGATCAAAAACTATCAATATAAACCAACCTACCATAAAAGGTTGGTTTTAATCATTGAATCTTTCTCAAATATTGAAAACCTTTTAACCTTAATCAGAAATATTTTAAAACAAGAAATTAAGGTTGATTCAATCATATTAGTATCGAAAAATGAAACTTTAAATAAGGTTCAACTGATCCAAAATACTTGTATATTAAATAAAGTGGGTGGATTGTCGTTTTTATTAAAAGAAAGCAGTAATAACGCCATACTTTTGTTTATTCATTCGGGTGGATTTGATGCTTTCTCTGATCCACAATTTTTGACACAGTTTTTAAATTCCAATTTTTCAATAACGGGCCTTGTTAAGGTCGATACTGACTCTGTCAATATTGATATAGATAGGGTGTATACGTAATAATAACATTTTAATGGTTCTTTAAAACCATTAAAATTATAAATTTCAACTATGGGGACCGCGAAGTTTAAAATTGAATTTTTTAGACCAAAAAAAATATAAAATAAAACATGACTACAAAGAGCCAAGAAAAGTATCAAAAGATTGATCTATCAAGTGTTGATAGAAAAAAGATCAAACACAACCATGGGATTGAGACGAATGAAAAAATTAAAATTTATGATGAAATCAAGCACGTCAAAGAATTGTGGACCTTTCCAACCAACAAAATGAAGAATATTCGTTGTCATTGGGATCATCACGTTTTTGATGGTATTGGAATATTCTGTCCTTTGACATATAGACCCAAACAAGTAGCCAAAATTGGACAAAATGATGTCAAAGTACGAGCCAATAATGGAGCATCTGATCCAAATACCAGTTATATGATTAAAGAAAATGTTCCCACATGTAAGGATGTTTCAAACCTTGGAAAAAATTTAATCAAAATAACAGATGCCTATTACGAAGTTGATGGAGTGTTTTGTTCTCCAGAGTGCTGTTTGGCCTTTATCAACGAAGAAAAATCAAAGGTTGGAGGATCCAAATATACCGACTCTGAAAGATTGTTGCATTTTATGCTTGGATTGACTTCTCGGATTTCACCAGCAAATCATTTTAGATTGTTGTTACCATATGGGGGCAATTTGACCATAGAACAATTCCGCAACAACAACAAAATCATAAAGTATGAATATTGTGGTACAACCGTCCTTATTTCCCACTTGTTTGAAAAGAAGATCAACTTGTCCACAGATTAACCCTTTCTTTATAACCCTTTCAAGCCGCAGGCAGTGGGAAACCATACCCCGGGTATGGTTTCCTCTGACCACAAAGGCTTACCTTTCCGGGCAAATTTGCCCGGAAAAGAGTTAAGGTTAAAAATAAGCAGCAAATTGAAAAAAAATACCTAAAAAAATAATAAAAATAATAAATATATATGATGGAAGAAACCTTGAAATTTTTTGAAACTACTAGGATGTATTCCATCCTTAAAGAAATATGCGAATTGTTGGAATTAAATTATGATCTAAACGACTTTAAACAATCTTCACCATTTTGGCCATCAGACGAAACATCATATGCATGTTTCCTATCCGTGTTAGAAAACGAATATGACGTGTTTATGAGTCAAAAAATGACTCGAAGTAAGACTTGTCAGACTCGATTTGTTGTCGATGAGATCATGAACATGTTAGTAAAATACGTGCCAGATGATAAGATTGAAGCAAGCATAGATACAAGATGTGTTATATGTTTGTTCAACAAGGCTAAGATTGAGTTTAAATGTGGGCATACACTTGTTTGTCAAAAATGTTTTAATCTATTGGTTATAAGAAGCATAAAAACATGTCCACTATGCAGACATGTATTAAATTAACCCTAATATTCTATTCTACTAATTCTACTAACTTTAAAGGTGCGTGCACCTTTAAAGTTTAATAATTTATGATCAATAATTAACCACATTGGAGTTGTGGTTACAAGAACCACATGTTGTAGAACAATTTCCTCCACAGCTTGATGCCGACCATCCTGCCATATTGCACGATTTTTGTGTTGAATTGCAACCACATTTGTTATAACTTTTACAGTCATATTTTTCATTGCACTCACATGTTGGAGGAAATCTAGTGTTTCCATACTCGTAACAGTGTTTTGTCAGACAATGTGATGTACTTTGAGTTGGTCGAAGTATAGACTGCACAAATGGTTGTACACCAGGAATTCTACAATGTGATCCCATATGTAACCCTCCAAGATTGTGAATAGGGCCGGGATAATGAGGGTGTGGGCCAATTTTATTTCCAATTTCTGACTCGAAAGAGTTGGATGGGTGAACAATATTCCACATCCATGGAGGAATTGAAGCCACTGCCATCTGTCCATTTCCGTTTGTTTGAGACATTTTTATTAACTCTTTTTTCCCATGAAGCAAGTCAACCATGAAAAGATATGGTTCCGACCGTGTCAAAAGGCTGAAAAGACTTATAATAAAGATGCCTCCGAAGAATAATATATATACAGTGACAAAAGTCGAACATGAGTTTGGTCTCACCAAAGTGAGACCAAAATTTACCAAGATGCCTGAATTGTACCTTGAACTTTTAATAAATAAAAAAAAAGTTAATCCGACCCTAGCATCGGAAAAATACACACATCATTACGAACCCCTTGTTTCAAGTGAAGAAGAATCAAACGTTGGTTTTAAGCCTATTCCAAGGATAACATCTGTTCAAAGAGAAAATGGCGATGATCGACCATTTGATAAACCAGTTGATTTACCGCGAAAGGGGACATTTAATTGGGAATCGTCTGAATCTATGGACACATCGCCCATAATTAAAAAAAAAATTACTCGATTGGTAAGTAGTTCACCACAAATTGAAACCATATCTTCAAATCGATATCGAAAGGTTAAAAAGTCCATAATTTCTTCATATTACAAAACATCAAAGGGTGGTGGCGGAAACGACTTGAATAACAATAAAACAGAAAGGGAAGAAAACGATGCTCAACCACCACCTTTAAAAGAAATAAAAAAAACTTTTGGTGAAAATAAGCCTAACATAAACACTTTTGAAGGCTATGAAGATGCAAAGGACGAAGACGATAAAAAACGCGAGTTGTTGTTTAAATTTAAACGTTTGAGGAAAACCTACCCTAAAGTCGATTTACCAAATTTTGATATGATGTCAAACCACGACAGTATGAAAAGAACCTACGATTCAACCATGAAAAATTTGGCTATAGATTCGACTGTTGAAACGTACAAGTCATATTTGATGATGGGCTTTATGGGCTGTGAAATTGTGTTGGGTAAAGTTGGATTTGATATGGAGGGATACACCCAACAACAAACATTGTATATGAACAAGTATGAAAAACTTCTTATAGAATTGGGTGAAAAATCTTACGTTCCTTCATCCATAAATAAGTGGCCTGTTGAAATTCGATTAATGGCCCTTGTCCTCTTTCAAACAACCATCTTCATTGTGTCGAAAATTATCGCCAAAAAGACTAATGTTAACCTTTTACAAATGTACAACAGTGTTAATGGTGCTTATGAAACACAACAAACGAGAAATTCAAAGATTCCAAACGATAGTGCAACTAGAGGTACAAGTAGTGGGTTTGCAAGTGGTGGGAGTTCTCCATTAACTTTTATCCCAAAAACAAAAAGGACAACATCAACCACATCTGAAGGGCGAATGAAAGGTCCATCCGCAACCAGAGATTAATTTTTTATTTGTTCAATTTTAGGCTTGTGTTAAGCCTAAAATTGAATTTTTCTCTAAAAAATATTTTTCAAAGAAAAGTATGGACTTCTTATCCTTAGATGAAATAATTTATATCACGCGATTTCTAAGCTTGAAAAATACCTTTAATTTTATCAAGAGTTTAAACTATGTCTTCACCAACACTGAAGAAAAATCAATGTTGGTAAAAAATAAAAAACTCGTGGTCATTGAGAACGTGTACAATTCTTATTTTGAACAAAAAGGTTCAACAAACCATTCATTTGAAGAATTGAAAGAACTATTGGAGTTCTTTATCCACGAAATTGAAGTCGAAGATTTAATATGTTTTATGGCTAATGTGTACCCAAATTGTCCTCGTTTGAAAGATACGATTCTTTTCGACCTTTTAAAAGTATGCAAATTTTCCATGGTAGATTTGAGCCTTATGAGAGTTCATTTCAGGTTTGGGAAAACTGACTTGATTGGAATGAAAATAAAATAAATTTTTCAAACATTTTTGTTTTTATGGTTTGTTTGACCATTATCAACTTAAAAAGTGGTTACTAGGCACTAGCAAATTTTATGATTGAGATAACCATTAAACTGAAAACTTGAAATTTTTCCTAGGTTACCCCCTTTGCTTTTTAATGAATATTGAGAACAATTGAAAAAGTGGATTTTTTATGGTTTTTTCAAGCATAAAAAATTAAAGTTTCTTTTTTATTGTGATTTGGCGCGGCAAGTCATAAATTTTAGTCATAGTCGATTCCAAGATCTATAGAGCATATTTTCCTTGTATTTGCGTATGCAACATTGTTTATGGTTCTGTATGGGATATACTTGCATACTATTTTATTTGTTCCCACTTTACAACAATCTTCAGCTGTATCACAAAACGCGTGGTATTTTTTACACTTTTGGCAAAAACCATCTTTACATTCATGAGAACCACAAACAACGTTGTCGTTACCAGCGCAAAATATTAATGGTCTCAATCGCGTATCAAGTTCGACGGGAGCTTGAGTTATCGGGAGTGGTGGTGGCCACATACGTGGATCGGCGCATTTACCACGTCCTTGGGAACCAATTCTACAATAGCTACTACAGCATTCTAAGCTGTCATATGGTAAAGTGCATGTTTCCCCATTTGGATGACACATACCACACTTACCAAGTCGGAACAAACACTTTAATCCCCCCGAACAGTCGATGTCAGTCAGACATTTGTTCTTGTTGGGCTCGCATCGACTTGTACCGTTGAGACCGGGAATGATCTCACATGTTGTACCCGGGCAACACTCTGACAAAAAACCAGAACCCGTAGGTTCACACGTTGTATCGACTTTACGGCACGCAGTACACACGTTGTTTACGCACGCCAGCCACGAGTCGCAATCTTCATCAATTTGGCATGTTTCACCAGCGTGCTGGCAACTACCTAAATTATATAATAATATAGTCTGTAAGACAAGTAACACTTCAGGTCGCATTTATTATATGAGTAATACTAGAAAAAATTTAAGAGTAACCATGAACAATTTTTCCTGTTGTTGTTACTGAATCAAAAAAGGGTCAATTCAAAGCTAAACTAAACCACAACACAAATAACGGCATTATTACTCATAGAATAAACATGGGATCAGCTGTTTCTAAAAATATAACCAAAGCGACCACTGAAGCCGTGGCCAAGGTTTCCAATGACATCATTATGTCAACCAAATTATCTACAGACCAAACACAAGTCATAAGTGTGACTGATGTAGACGGGGATGTGCACATTTCTGGCAATACTTTCACTCAAAAAGCCAACTTAAATATCAAATCTTTAATGAACACACTCGTACAAGAGGATATACAACAAGCTTTAACTATGCAAATTGCTCAAGCGTGCAAAAGCATTGTAAGCGGTCTTAATATTTTTCAATTTCCAAACGCTCAAAATGAGATCAATATATTTTTAAAGGCCAGTGCCGAACTTATGAACACCATATCTTTGAGTTGCGCTGCAAGTTTGTCAGAAAATCAAGTGATTACTGTATCGCGAGTCAAAGGTAATGTTTATATCGAGAACAATGTCATGTCACAAATGGCTGACATCTTTCAGTCTTGCATACAAGATGCCGTATCAAAAAATACCATTTTCCAACAACTTCAGGAAAAAATCGATCAAAGTGCGACTGCTAAAGCCGAAGGATTGGATTTGTGGCAAATTATCATCTTGATTGCCCTAGTTCTGGGTATACCGTTTATTTCTGTGATTGGAGGCGTTGCAGTCGTGGGACGGTATTTATTTCCTTTGAGTATCGTTGCTGGGGCTGGTTGTTTGGCAGCATATTATACTTGGGTCGATGAGAGTGTCTACTCTCATGCCTTTTCAACCCTAATAAGAAATCTTCCAAACTGCAATGCGCAACCACTTACCTCGACATCCAACGCTTTTTTAAACTCGAGTGCCGCTGCACAAGCATGCGCCAATAACAAAAGTTGTGTTGCATTTGATTGGCAGGGGGTTGTTATTGACCAGGGCGGCAACCATATTTCATTTAATCCACCACAAACAACATTTTATGGTAGTGTTGGACCAGGTTGTGAACAAGCAATAACAAGTTCTCCTGATCATTCAAAGGTTTTCCGCAACCCTATTTTTATCAAAGGTAATGGTCCTCCAACTAAGGCTGAAGGTGACGTGTACTTGGATGCATCAACTGCCGACTACTACTTTTTTGACCAAAATACACGTGGTTGGTTGAAACAAGGATCATTTGCACACTCTGACTTTACCAGTCGGAACTCAATCAATTGGGGTACCATCCCACCTGTACCTTCGACTCAAGGTGTAGCTGGAAGTATATATGTTTATTATGCCGCAAGCAACCCTATATATTTTCATGTTTACGTCAAGAACCCAGACGCGTGGAAGCTTTACACTCCTCCATTGAAGGGTCCTGGTCTCATCGCAGATGCTCCAGCCAATATAAATGTCACAGGTTTTACAACCATAAAACATCGAAATTGGTTGTTATACTTGGGCGCAGCATTACTTGTTGTTGGAGTTTTAGGGTCTGTTGTTGCCTTTACATCAAAAAAACCAAGTTCCAATATTTCTGCTAGAGTGGCACCATCACCGGTTAGAAGGTCCACCAATCCATTCGATGAGGACGACTAAATTTTTATTTTTTAAAGTTCTTTGGAACTTTAAAAAATTAATAAACTATCTTGTTTTTTAGTATTCATCTTTCTTTATTTTGACCTCAATTATAAAAAATTATTTCAATTTTTTTATATAAAATAAATGGAGGAATCAACGTTTAAATTTCCAAATCTATGCCAATACAGAGACGTGCTTGGTAAACCCAACGAAGGTATACGACAAAAATTAAGGTTGTTTGACATCTCAATAATTGATGTACTTTTAACTATTGTTTTAGGGCTGCTTTTAGCCAGAATTTTTGCAATTACAAAATTTAATGGAATTTTATTATCCTTTTTGTTAGGTTTGGTCTTCCATAAAATATTTTGTGTTGAAACAAAGGTAAGTAAACTACTAAATGATAAGTTTGATTTTTTGTAGAACAAATGGCGTTTGCAGAAAATTGAAGTTGTCTCTAAAAAAAATCAATCAAATGATTGTAAAAATGAACTTATTACTTAGGGTTCTTTTTATCAATAATCGGGAAATATTTAAATATCTTGACTACGATGACCATAAAAATCTATCTTTGGCATTTATGGACAACTACATCATTTTCTTGCTTGATCGAATTAACTACAGAAAAAATGCTGGAAGAGACCATTATTTTGAATATGATTTTAATTTAAAGAAAAGGGTTAAAAAAGTCGTTGATTACGACTTTATTGTCAAAATGGTT